GAGGGCTGCATCTCGATGAGCGACACGCGTGCCGGTCCCTCCTTTGGGATCACCGCGCCGCATAAACACACCGCCGAACCGTCCGCAGCAAATTTCACGCCGTAGGCGGTCTTGCCCTCGGGCTTTTCATCAACGCTCGCGCAGGCTTCCCATGCTCTGCGGTCAATGGCATAATCTAAATTTTCCGCCGCTACCGGGCTCCACCACCCGAGGCGTTCTCTTGCAAACGTATCCGGGTCGAGCTGCTCCGCTTCGCCCTCAATGGTGGAAAACTGGATGCGCCGCCCGAGCGCCGGATTTGTTGCCGCCCATCGCTTCGGGTCTGTCACGTCGCCGATCTCCGGCACGGAAAATTCAAACCATGCTGCACGTTTCGCCTCACCATCCAATGCACGTTGACGTAAACCTCGGAATACCGTGCCCACAGCATCGGGCCCTGGCGGCGTGCCGACGTAAACGGTCTGCGGGTTTAAGCTCGCAGAGATTGCAGGCAAAAAAGAGCCTTGCGCGGTCTCGTCCAGCTCCTGCGCCTCGTCAAAGATCAAAAGGTCGCCGTGCTGACCGCGTCCGCCGTTGCGGGTTCGCGCCAGAAACTTGATGCGCGCACCGCTTTTCAGCACGATCTGTTCGCGCCCGAGCGCCGTTTTGATCTCGGCAACATACCGCCTAAGCTTCGGGTGCTCGAAAAAATCGCGCATTTCTTCAAACGTCTCCGTCGCGGTCTTTTGCAGATGCGCCGTGTAGATCACCGTCTCGTTAAACATCAGCATACCGGCTTCCGCGCGCCCCTGTACCAAAAGCGATTTGCCGTTCTGCCGGGGCACGCTGCCGCCTGCTGTGGGGGCTGCCCATTTGCCGGACGATGTGCGGCCGAGCCAATCATCCATGATGTCGCTTTGCCATGGGTCGAGCACCGTGCCGCCGACGCGCAGCAGCTTCACCGCGTCCATGCCGTCGCTTGCTGCATACTCAGGCGCGATTCTTTCGGACGGCTCCTGGCTTCCCATCGGCTTCGCGGCTCGTGAGGATTTCGCTGATCTCGTCTCCATCGGCGCTCACCCCCTCTATTTCTTCGATCTCCCGTATCGTTTCCCGGTACTGCTTCGCCATAGCCGGAAGCGCCTTCGGGTTTATGCACGCATCAATTGCGGCAGCGAGCACTTTTGCAAGCTCCTTGAGCTGCTCTATCCGGCTGCCCTTTGCCGTGATGCTTTTCATTTTCATGCCACTGCCACCCCTTTCAAAAATGCCCTGTGTGTAAATCGGCGCTGGACGGCGATGGGTCGCCGGTATGGGTGCAGGGGTACCCTCCCCACCCTCAGCAAACTTACCAGTTTCCGTCGCTGATTTTTGGGTATATTTTTTTCTCTTTCTTTTCCTCGAACGGATTTCCTACTTTTGCGCCCTTCTGCTGATTACAAAAATAATGCGCTGCCTGCAAGTTGTCCCAATCCTCTGCCGCAGCTCGTGCCGAAGCGTAACCGAACTCCCGCCAACGTGCCACGGGTCTGATCTCATCGACCACAAACGAAAGCGGATGCTGCGCGTCGCTCGGCTCATCGTAATGTATCGGACCGAACCGCCCTTTACATATCCCGCATGGCGCGCCCATGGCTTTCAGCCTGGCACGGTGTTTCCTGCGCAGTGTACCGTTCGCATATCGCGGGTTACTCATCTCCGCACCCGCTCCCCAAGCCGTCTACGCGGTCCTCTGATGCGTTTTCACTCTCAATAAGTGAAGCTACCCTCGCACCGTCCGAAATCGCCGTATAGGGGCACACAGAGAGCATACAGAAGCATGTGCCGTCTAAGCATTCCGCCCAAACGCATTTGCAGCCCCTCGGGCACACCCGGTATTCTCTTTTCACGTGCACCCCTCCTTTCGGTTTCGGGCATAAGAAAAGCACCCACGCAACAGCGCAGGTGCTCCTTGTAGACTTCCTCAATTATCATTATAGGCGGACAAAACGGACAAAGCGGACAAATCTCAAATTTTTTTGAAAATTCTCGAAAATTCTTTTCGCAGCGCTTCTGGCGACTTGTAACCGCTCATCTCACGCATAATGACCTTCCACCTCGTCCCGTGCTTCATGACACATCGGGCGAGCTTCTGAGGGCGGTAGGCAAGCCTGCCCACAAACGCTTCGATCTCCGCCTTTTGCACTTCAAGTTCCCGAATGCGTTCTGCGTGTTTCGGGTTCGGCATCCCCTGCACGGTAACGCTGTGCAGGTTGAACGGGAACTCGTCCGCGCTCGCCTGCACCACGTCGCTGACCGCCGCGCTGTCTTTCGCTTTCAGCTCTTCGATTTCCGCGCAGATGTCGGGGTATTGCTCCAAAAGTTCTTTTGTCATTGCCTGCCTGCCTCCATCATTGATTTAGCGTCATCTGCTCCGGCGCGAACTCTGCTTCCGGAATATCTCGCCACCCAATTCCGAGATAATCTAAAACTTTTCCCCAGCCATACGGTGTTCCGTTTTCATCAAAGCAACACCTATTCATCCAAAAATCCCATTCTTTGTAGTTCCGTTTCCGTAGCCGATCGAATCGATGAGGCCGCTTTTCGAGCTGAATTCCAAATCCACACATCGAGCATCCGGTTCGCTGCTCTCCAGAAGTATACAAATGACCATCTTCATCCTTCAGTATGCTTCCATAAATCTCAGGGACAGGGACCTTTAAATCAAGTGCCAACTGTAATAAATCCTGTCTATTAAAAATTGCAAATGGTGCTGAACGAATGGTTCCCTTTCCAAAGTAGTTACAGCCATTTAGCATTAAAGACTTCTCACGTCTTCCGCCTTCGGATGCCATCAGCCCTAAATACGGTACACAATTGTGCTCTTTAGCCCAATCAGAGCACGGTTTTTCTTTGAGGTAATAGCAACACTTCGAGGAGACTTTAAACGGTGCAATTTGATAATTCACGCCTTCTTCTTCATTTTCTAATCCGCCGAATTTTTCGAGCCACTTCTGCGCAAGTTTCATTTTTGAATGCTTTTGAAATCCACCATATTCACCAGTTTCGCCTGTAACAATTGCATGCCTTATGGTTTTATTATTGGGAGTTGGGTTTTGAAGCAATTCAATTTTACGGGCGATTTCCTTGGAGAGTACAGGGAAACCAAATTCTTGAATTAGTTTTTGCTTATTCCATCGCGTACCATCAGTTCTAACTGCTGGTGGTAGTGAGATAACTCCAATCTGTTTGTGGATTTTTTGGATACTAACATCTTCGAGCGAAGAGACTGATACCGCTGGCACATCTATTCCTATTGATTTCAAGAAGAAGAACAGTGTGATACTGTCAAGTCCCCCTACTGAAACATAGCAATCCAAGTCCCTTTTTCCACATTCATTATAGAATTCCCATGCTCTTATGCGCGCATAATTCACCTTAAATTCATATGGCATACTTTGTTTTACTCGGAAACTGGCAATTTTGTTGCCGGTGTTGAGCCGTTTATTTTTTTCAATGCAATTTTCCGTCATCGCCTGTTCCTCCCTTCACATCGCCACAAACGCCACCGCCGCGGCGAGTCCCACAAAGCCAAGCACCACCATAGCTTTCACGCAGCGCTCTAAGCCGGCGATATTGTCCGCTGCGTCGTACTCCCGCGACTTGCGCATCACGATGCACTCCGTGAGCGTCGCCGAGATTACGAGCACAACCAAGATGATTTTAGTCTTCATAACTTTCTCTCCTACTTCCTTACTCTGAATTTTGTCGTAATATCCTGTCCGTTTGCCGGTGGAGAACTCCACTTTACCGTTCGGCTGAACGAAAAAATTCTCATACCTTGCGCGAAAGTAATATTCAGTGCATCGCACACCGCTTTGGTTTCGACCCATTCGCCCGAAGTCAAGGAATCTAAAACTTTCTTGCGTTCTTCAGTGTTCACGTCTGATCTTCCTCTCATGTTTTCTTTTCACAGCCTGCCGCACGTCGCGGTGAAAGCCTACTTCGTCCACCGTATTCATGCGCTGCTTGTTCATCAGTAGCCGCATCAGCTTGTACCGCATGTACGTCTGGCACCCGTTATGGCAGCTCACCGAGCGCCGCGGGCACTCCCTCGGGCAACAGGTCAGGTTCATGGCTTTCCCTCGCTTTCAATTTGCTCCAGCCCGCAGATCAGCACGGAGCCGTCGTTTTTCTTGTCGGTCAATTCCGCCTGGTAAAAGTCGCTGCCGGTCTTACGGTCTCTGCGGAAGATGATCGCCGTCAGCTCGTAAGCGCTGCCGCTGTACTGCACCGTGCGGTTCATGTGTCGCTTAACTTCCCGCAGCTCCATCACAGCTCCTCAATGCGGATGTAGATGCCCGGAATCTTCGCCCAAAACTTTTCGGTGATCTCGGACGCCACCAGCGCGTCGTCTTTCCAGAATCCCTGCTGCGTCATAACGTCCTTGAGCAGCTTTTGCAGGTTGTCCGTGTCGGGCTTCGATGTGCGGTACTCTCCGTCCGCATGTCTGCCGTTTGGGAAGCACCACTTCGTCGTCAGCCGTACGCCGCCTGTGATCGGGCTTTCGGGTCTGTGCCTGCCGATGTAAGCGGCGAGCTTCTGTCTGGCGGCTTTCAGGTTATCGTCCTCGTAGAACTTTCGTGCCGACCAGTTCACGCGCTTCTCCTGATGCGTCACCGTCGGCGGCACCATCGGCACAAAAAACTCCAATG